TTCACCTGCGCTTACGTTGGCTGGTATGTCATCACGTACACCTTCTTTAGTACCACCAATGGGTACTTCGTTACCTGATACCTCATCTATCATACCGCCCTCATCATTGAGGCCACCTTCTGCGAATAGCTGCATTTGTTTATACATTCTTTTGTACCTCTTCCCTTAGTAATAATAATCTACGCAAAGTATGTATTGACCCTTGCGCTCTAAAAAGTATAGTGCTATCGTCAGTTTGTTCCATAGCTCTTTGCTGCTGTGTAATTAGTTCATCAACGTAACTATTGAACTGGTCCCATTGTTGGCGGTTGGCCACCAGCGGCTTGAGGTTGTTGAGTAGGTTGCTGTGGTTGTTGTTCATTTCCAGTAAATCCTTGCTGTCCCGGTGCGGGTACTCCGCCTGTTCCTATTGTAGCACCACCAGCACCTGATGGGTCTGCTTGAGGTTGTCCACCTTCTGGGGCAGGTTGTTCTTGTTGGAAGCCCTTCATTATCTCTGCTTGTATAGCAGCTTCATCCATATTGTTAGTTACTTTATCTGGGTCAAGTTCAAGAGACTTTGCAATCTCCCGAATGATGTATGGGAATTTAGTAAATGGTGCAAGAGAAGGTTGTGCTGCAATCTGCATAAACTGTGTAAGGCGCTGACTACGTACTTCGTTAGCCATAAGACTTTCAGTACCACGTGCTTTAACTTCTAAATCGCCTTTAATGCTAGGATCAAAGTCAAACTGCATGTTAAAACGAAATAGTCCCTCCCCTAAAGGTCGTAGTAAGTAATCGTCAATGTTCTTAACAACCGACTTAATACTACCCTGTGCCGCACCCATAAGCATAGATATACCTGAAGCTGTGCGCCCTACTCCTGTAACACCTGTCTGTCCGTGAGCAAAGCTAGGAAAGCCAGTGCTCTCATCTGCTAATACACGTGCCTTGTCAAACAACTGTAAGTTTTCACCTGCTACGTTAGGAAACTTTGTACCAAAGATAGCTTGACCGGGTGCTCCACCTTGGCGTCTAAACACCTTGCCGGGATACAAAGTTAAGTCTTGTCCCGGTACTAAGTTTGTTTCATCAATCTCTATTAGTAGATTACCTGATAGTACAGCATTATCTACGGCCATACGCATAAAACCATTCATTAAAGTTTGCGTGTCGCTCATGTTCTCAGCAATACCTACGCCAAAGAAACTGTAAGGATTAAGTTCATAGGGTGCTGCATGGTAAGGAATACGTGCAGGCTTAAATGGATTAATTACCATACGCAGTAGCTTACCATTACAAATCCATACGTTGGCTTGTAACTCATCTACTTCACTTAACTCAGGAGGAATGTCAACAGCCTGTTCTTCTAGCATAGAAACATCTACAGTACCCCAGTACTCTAGTACTTCAAAACGTTCTACTCCGTATTCAGGTGCGTAATCAGAAAGATCATCTTCCCACGATTCTTTGTTGTAGTTTTCCCCTAGTGCAATAGCATCATCAATTACGTTGTTACGAAAGAATGGGCGGCGTTTAAGTTGACGTAGCTGTGAGCGTGACATTTTGTGACGTTCAATAACGTACTGTGCTTCGTCCATATTGTTTGCGTCTGGGTCAGGGTAAAAGTTCCACACAGATACATGAGATACCTGCGGTACTGTTTTAATAATAGGATCGTAGTTACCTTCTTCGTCCCACTTAGGGTACTCTTTATCTATAGCAAATGGACCCTTCATAACACCTGTACCAAAGAGTGCCATTTCAAATGCAGTATTACGCAGGTGTTTACTTGCGTTGGATTCTTCTAACTGGTCTTGTATTTTTTTCTGCATCTTCTTAGCAGCAATCATTGCAGGACTAAACGTAACAGAAGTAGGTGTCATACCTGTGCCACTCTTTAAACCATCAATCTCTTTTAATTTATCTGTAAGGGGACCAAGCATTTCGCCTAGTGTTTTAGAAGTAGCTCCTCTAGGAAGTTCCTTACCATCACCCTTGAAACCGTATGGCGTTACTTCTTTATCTACTTCTGATTCTTTAATCTGATCTGGTTCTTTAGGATCAAAGTGAACATCAGCAACTACACCCTCTGGTAATTCAGTAGGGTCAACAGTTAGTGGAAACTTATTATTTGCAAACATAATAGATTCTAACTGCTGGTATGCAGCTAGTGTCTTTGTTTTAGTTACTTTAATAAATACCCTAGACTTCTCAGCTTCTGTAAACTGAACGTCAGGACCGTAGATACCACGATAGTTTCTGTATGAATCTAACCAACGTTCTTCATCTTGCTGTCGGTAATCTTCTGCACGTTTATAACGACCTTCGATATAAGGAATAATGTTATTAGTTTTGTAGTCATCAATAGACGATTGTTCTGTATCTTCTAAAACAATTGACTCGTCTTCAATAAATATGTTATCTTCTTCCATTTAGGTTTCCTTAATATCCGAATTTAGAATCTGCTACAGGCATACTGTTTGCAGGAGTACCTCGACTGTCAAAGTCCCAAATACTAAAACGTGGTCTTGACATGATACCATACCTTAGTGCATCATACAAGTGGTCTTCTGAGTGCGTATCTACATCCTCTGGGTTCTTTTTGTCCAGAGGTATAGCGGGTAGTTGAGATATTGTTTCAGTGCAGTTGTTAAAAAATACTAGTCTTGCTTCTTCTGTAAACTCGTCTACCTGTAACCGTCTGTGTATTTCGTTCTTACCAGCTACACGAGAGCCTTTACTTCTATCTGATGGACGCCAGCGGCATCCTCTCATTATCATTTGTTCTGCCAAAGAAGGGCCAGTGTCACCACGTTTATGCCACAAAGAACTGTCAAGAACTCCGTACCGCATATTGCCATCACCAGCTTCTAACTCAAGTACCATGTCAGCTAAGTCTACAGCAAGCACCTTAGATACGTATAACTCTCTGTATACTACCAGCTGCTCGTTAGGACTAACTGCAAACCAAAGGACACCTGTGTAACTTCCGTAACCGTAATCGCAAGCTCTAAACTTAACCCAGTTATTAGGAATATCAAATGGCTCAACTACGTGTGTGTTTCTATCAAACTCTGTAAAGGCTGCGCCTTCTTTAATATCCCAATCACCGTCTAGTAGTTGCCTACGTTGTTGCTCAGGGAGAGACAAAAGCATTGCCTCGTAGTCACCTTGTTGAGATAAGTAAGGATTGTCTCGTAATCTTGCAGGTATAAACCTACGTTTAAATAATGCCCTACCTGCTTTAGCATGTCCAGCTGGGTACTTTAATTGCTCACCTGTGTCAATGTCTGTAGCTATGTATGACTTACCTGCAGGCGCAGGGTCAATAAACATCTTCTTAACCCAGTGATGTCCCCTTCCACCGGGGTTTGTAGTAGCTCTCATACAGAGAGGTAAGGTAGGGTCTGCCGATCTCAAGCGACTCCTCATATAATTCCAAGCGAAGGGTGTAGCCCATTGAGTTAGCTCATCAAATCCTATCCAGCTAAATGCTAAACCTTGGTATCGTGTAACGTCTTGGTCTTTGTCTAAGTAGCTTAACCAGAGTGTAGCACCCGATGGTGCAGTCCATGTCATCTTACGTTCAGACCACTTAATACCCGGCCAAATTTTAGGGTACATCTCTTGTGACTTAGTAATCAGTTCCCTTAGTTCTTCCGTAGTATGCCGTAGGAGCAAACCTGCGAAGGCTGGGACGTCCATGTAGCGTAACGGGTCAGCTAACATAGCGTAACTTTTTCCACCCCCTGCAGAGCCACCGTAGAGCACCTCACGTTCACTAGCTGCAAGGAAGTCAGTCTGAGGTCCAACATTAGGTTTAAAGATAATATTGTGATCTTCTTGAATCTTATCTGTAAACTGTTCTAGTATTACTGTAGGACTAGGCTGCTTTATCTTCTTTTTCTTTTGCACCGATCCTGTTGTTTTCAATTTCTTCCGCTTTGGCGATAGCCTTTTTGGCATAGTCTGCCCATCTGCGAAGGCTTCCAGCTTTGTTTTTTCTTTGTCGCTCATTGTCTAATCGTTTCCTTAATCCTACGTGTGAGATTGACCTACCTGTATTTCTGGTAAGCCAGTTTGCTACTTCCCGATACGAATACTGCTTAATGTATTTCTGTGCTTGCTCAAGCATATCAAGTTCGTGGCTGATTGGCAAGAGTATTCCGTTATCTTCTGGGTCTATTTCATACCCGTAAGGAATTGTTCTTGCTACACGTGGGATAGGAACCCATACGTTGTCTTCTTTTAAGTCTGTGGGTTGTGGTAACTTCCATGTACCTACTGGTTTAGTCATCGCAGGTACAAGCACTCATACTTTTTCCACATGTACATTCTTCTTCTTCTACTTGCTTTGGTGGCATAAGCATTACACCGCCCTTAGCTTCTATCTGTACCTTCTCTGTCTTCACAAGGCCAGTACGATCCAACAGTTCTTTAGCTGCTGCCATCTTATCACGAATACCTAACTCAGTAGGATCATACAAAGCACCTACCATAGCCATTGCAGCTTTAGGTACATTACGTGCTAGGTAACTGTGTGTTACATCTATGATCTCTTCTTTGAGGCTATTAGTAACTTCAAGGTTAGAAGTATTGGCAGAGTAACCCGCCATAAGTTTAGCAGTAGAGATGTCTCCACCTGCCTCATCCATAAGGACTGCTAAAAACTTTTGTTGACGTTCTGTTAACTCACGTGCCATTACTGTGTATCCTTATACCATTAGCTCAAAGTGTGGGCCATCAATGAATGGTCTACGATTTTGTGACCTGCGCTCATCAATGTAACTATTCATTGCGTCTTCCATAGTGCCTTCAAAGTAAGCTATGTTTGGTACTGTCCAAGCTGCGCCCCAACGAATGGGTGCGTCTACTTCACGTGCAGCTTCAGCCATAGCGTCAGCAATGTCATCGTACAAGTTTAGTTCCCATGAGCCACGTGAACCAATGTACGCCATCAAGTCTACTGCGTGACCGTCTAGGTGCTTAGACTTCATAGTCTGACTTGCACCCTTAGCTACTAGAGCTTCTTGTTCTTTTGTAGTACGCATACCACAGATAACACCAAAGTCAATCTTACTTTTAAATATTGCACTATTAACTACTGCAATAAGACGTTCATCTAAACCTTCTAGTTTAGCTTGGCTTCGTGTACTTAATTTAAAAGTCATCTTTATTTCTTTCCTCCAAAAAACTTACTTACGGAACGCATACCAATGCTGGCACTTACAATCCCACCTAACGAGTACTGATACCACGCAGGCATTATTTCTAAAGCAGTAAAACCTGCTTGTACTATTTGATTACCCCAATCACCACAGAACGCTAGGATCAATGGTATTGAAAAGAGTAACGTAATCCATTCGTCTTTCCACGAGTTCTGGGTAGCTTTGATTGCTTCAATGTCCCAATCAATTTCACCAGTAGCTTGCTTAACTTTAATCTCTGCGTTAGCTTTCTGTACTGCTACCTTACCATCC